GTTCTTTTTATTTTAGATATTATTTTACCCTCTCCAACATAAGCAATCATAAAGTTGTTTATTATATGGTCTAACGATATAAATTGATAGCCACCAAAGTTGTTACTGTTATAATAACTATGTTCTGTTTGATTGTCTAGTAATCCCATTTATTTATTTTTATGCTTGTTGTCCTATTGCTGCTATGTCTTGTTTTTGCATTACTATACCAGCTAGTCCTAATATTTTTAATACTAAAGTTGTTTCTTCTGAAGCGTGTAACTCAAAATTTGTTGCTGAGTTTGAATTATATAACGCTTGTTCGTTTACAACTACATAACCCCACTCTGGCTTAACAGGTTTTCTAATATAACTACAAGTTATTCCAGAATTAATTGTACTTGGAAAAACTTTAATATCATCTTCTCTACGTATGTATATAGGTCTTTTAGTTGTTGGTGATGTTAGTGGTGAGTTATGGTAATCTAATAGTTCATCGTCTGTTATTTCTTGTACTTCTACGCCATCAGTCAAAAGACCTGTAGAAGCAAAATAAACAGTTCCTAATTTATAAAGATCACTTGGATATTTAAAAAAATTATTAGTAAAATTTAGTGAAGTTGATTTTTTCTTAAATATACTAATTTTTTCGTTTAATGTTTTTATAGCATCAGAATATTCAGACTCATTACCAGGTATAGCTTTTAACTGAGACATCTCAACGAAATAATTGTTGAATATCTCCATTTGAGCTTGACTTGCTAATAAGTTAAACTCTAAAGGAGTTATATAACCTCTTTGTTCTTTGTTAGCTATTATTAATACTTTTTGATATACTGTATCTACGTTTACCATAATATTTTTTTATTGTAGTTACGATCGCCCCGTAGGGCGACCGCTCTACAGTTTGATTAATTTAATCTTTTTTCTATATTTGCATATATTTCCATACCTTCATCAGTTTTAAACCAATGAGCTAAAGCAGTGTATGGGTGCTCTTCAAAAGGAACTGTCATAAGTTTTCTATCAGTTGAAGCCCATGTAAAGGTTCTTTGATCTTGTGATAACTTTATAATACCTTGCTCCCTTGCTTTTATACCTATATTTCTAAGATGTACATTTTCATCAGTTACTAACTCTAAGAACAATTGAGGGTTTCTTTTAGCAAATAGTAATAAATCTCTTCTAATTTCCTTAGAACTCATCTCTGATACCTTAGAACCAATTTCTACTCTCATGACAGCTTCTGCTAAATCAATATCTAAATCTCTAGCTGCTGTAAGAGCTTCTACCTCTAATTCTAACCAGTCGATTTGGCTTTTGGCTATCTCAGCAGGCTTGTGCTCTATAAAAAGCTTGTCTCTATGAGGGTGATATAAAGATAATAACTTTTGTAAAACTGTCTTTTCTTTAGGAACAAACAAAGACCCGTTTTGAAAAATTATATGTTCTAATCTTTGTTCACCTTTCATTTCATCAACAAAAGGTGTTCTTTGGTTTTTAGTGTATTTTAATTCTCTTTCGTAACCTTTTTCTTCGTCAAAGTAATAAATATTACTACCTCTAATTAAATAGGTAAGAGGTGATTTATTACCAAGTAAATAATACATTCTGTCTTTCATAACCCAATTAGCTTCTGGGCTATTGTTTTTTATTTCTTTTTTAACAACAGTTTCAACAACTGTTTCTACTTGAGATTCTTCAACCTCTACTTTTTTCTTTTTTGCCATAATATAATATATAATAAAATTAATAAAATAAAGGGTCGAGGCCGAAGCCTCGATCCTTAATATAAATGATTAGTTCATTAACATGAAGTTATTAGCTCCTTGTGTAATTAAACATCTCTCAGTTAAGTAGTGAACCTCCATAACGTCTTTTCCAGATGTAGCAGCTCCAACAGAACCAGTAACCCAAGACTTCATCTTTCTAGACTCAGTTTCAGATTGTCTGTATCTTACGTGTAAGAATGGACGCTTAAGGTTTTTACCTAATTGCTCATCATAAACCGAAGATACACCAGCAGGAATAACAACACCTCTAATCGCGTTAACAGTGTCATTTAAACCTCCTCTTGTTCCTTTGTCATTTAGGTATTTAAAGTCAGACTTGTAGAAGTCATAAGAACCTCTTCTGAATCCAGAGAAACCTAAATTTAAAGCCATATCTTCTTCGTTGTCGAACACTCCGTAAGAAGTACCACCAGCTCCATAAGAGTTCATAGAAGCTAACATGTCGTCCATAGCTAGAGACGTAGCTCTATTAACAAATAACATGTTTTCTTCAATAGCTCCATTTGCATCAAATACAGCTAATATAGCATCAAACTCAGCTAAATCAGTAGCGGCATTAACACCAGTAACACCAGTAGTTTGATGACCTCTTGTAGTAATAGCTTGGAATAAACCTTGTGTACCATCTTGTAAAGCACCTCCGTCAGTACCACCAATAGCTCCAGCGTCAGCGTGAGCAGTTTCAGCTTCTAACATAGTCATTTCTAAGTAATCAGCAAATCTAGCTCTTGTGTCACCTTCAGCTTTTAAATACCATAAGTAACCGTTTTGCCCTTCTTCTCCAGATATTTCTACCCAACCAATAGAAGTAGCATCAGATCCAGATACTTCGTAGTAATCTTTCATGATGATATGCTTGTTTGAGTGTGACTTAAACTTTGGAGAGTTAGCAGAAGATCTACCATCAGTTCCTTTTTCAAACTCAGAACCAATAACTAAAACTCTAGTAGCTAAACTCGTTGAAGTTGAATTTAACGCGTCAGCATCAACCATGTTTGCGTCAGCGTAAGCTAATACAGTTATATCAGCACCAGACACAGCAGAAACATAACCTTTTGCTGTAGCGTTTGGATTAGACATAACAACCATGTCACCAACTCTAACACCGTGATCTGAACCAACAGAATTTCCGTCAATATCATTTTGAATTGTGTAAACATTGTTAGAATCTTTGTAAACCGCTGTATAAGCTAAATGTAATCTACCTTGCTCTGACCATATAACTCTATCAGCAGCAGAAGGCTCTTCAGCTCCAACTTGAGCTAAGAAACCCGCGATAGTTCTCTTACCATAAATCTCAGCTTCTTTTTCCATAAGATCTGGTAAATATTGTTGCGCCCAACCTTCAGTAGCAGACGATGTAAAGTCTACATAGTTAGTCGACAACGTTTGTTTTCTTGGGGCAGCATCTATCCCCGTTGCACTTGTAATTGCCATTTTTTAATTTTGTTTTTTAATTAATACTTATTTTTTTTTAAATTTAAACGTAGGGGCCGAGCTATCATTTAACACTTTAAACTTTAAACCTCCACTATTCGTATCGTCTCCGTGTGAACCTCTAGGTGACATATCGATGTTTTTAGATTTAGCCATGCTGTCTTTTAAAGCATCAGCTTTACCTTGTTCGTAGAAGTGCTTAGCTATAGCGTCAGCATTGTTCGCAGTAAACATTGATTTATGATAACCAGCAGCGTCTTCAATTTGGTTGTTTTCATTCAAGAACTTCTTGATAAAATTATCCATATTACTTTGGTTTTCTTTTACTTCACTAACATCCTTAACATTAAACCTATATCTTTTGTCTCCGACATTATATTCAAAACCTTTGAACTCGTCACTAAATAATTGGTCTGTTTTGTTTTGGAAAGTAGTTTTTGCCTGCAAACGAGCTTTTTCTTTTTGCTCAGACTCTTTGTTGTATCTATTAAAGAAATCAATAGCTTTCTGTTGTTCGTTTGTTAATTTACTTCCAGCTTTAATATCTTCATAGTATTTGGATTTATACTCTTCCAGTTGAGTTTTAGCGTTGGCAACTTGCTCTTTTAACGCTAGTTTTTTTCTTTTTATATCTGTCTCATCTTCTTCTTCGTCATAAGAAAATTGATCATTCATCATGAAATCAATTTCATCTGGTTGAAGATGAGGTTTAGTTTGTTTGTAATACTCTCTTAATAAAGTATGATTATCCATATCAGAGTAATCTCTATTAAGTTGTACATAGTCGTTTAGATCACCACCAGTCTCTTCCATGAAGCTCATTAACTTCTGTATATTCTCTGGTAACTCTGGTTGTTTTATTTCTTGTTTTACAGGTGTTGGTGTAGGTGTAACTTCTGTTTTTTCTTCATTAGTAATCTCTTCTACAATAGGAGTTTCTTTTACTTCTTCTTTAACAGGAGTTTCTTTTACTTCTTCTACAGCTTCAACAACTGGTGTTTCTTCTTTAACCTCTGGTTTCTCAGCTAAATCAACTTTTGTTACCTCTTCTTTGACTTCTGGTTTTTTAGTTAAATCAACTTTTATAGTTTCATTAACATCTGAAAACTTTTTAGGTTTTCTTTTAACTTTAATTTTTTCTACGGTATTATCTACCTTTGGCTCTTCAGCCTTGTTTTCTTTTTTTGCCATAATATAATATAATAATAATTAATAATTTTTATTGAGGGTCAAAAGCACCTAGCCTCATACCACCACCAAGTACATCATTACCAGAAGACTCAAAGCCTTTTGCTTTTTCTGCTTGATTTTTTACTTGTTGTGTTTTAACTTGGTTTTGACCTTTTAACGTTTCTTTTGAAAGATCTTTTTCTTGCATTTGTTCCATCTCCATTTTCTTCATACGTATGTTCAACTCAAACTCGTGGTCCATTAGCATCTTCTTCATATCAGCTTCAGCTTTTAATTTAGCAGTTGCCAACTCTGATTTTTTAGCTTCAAACATCATTTCGTTTTCTAAAGCCGCTTTAGATTTTTGCATTTCAGCTTGGGCCGCTGCTTGTTGTTGCTGTGCATTAGACTCGGCTTGCGCTTGCATATTTTGCTGTTGCATTTGCTGGTCTTTTTGCAATTTCTTTTTTCTACGTATTTTTAAAAGTTGATTTGCAAGTTTTATATTTTTTATTTCTCTTAAATCAATTACATCTTCTAAGTCTATTGTTTGTTGAGACAAGGCTGTTTGTATATTGTTTTCTAACAACTGCTTTTCTTCTTCATCTGGTGCTAACTCTAAAAATATACCAAAGTCATATAGATGTAAGTTTTTCATTTCTTGTAACGTAGCTACATTATGAGAACCTATAGCTTGTATAAAAGCATTTGCGGTTGGAGAATATTCTAATATATCTGATATTCTTAAAGATATTTGCTCACATATCTCTTGTGTTAAAAACGCTCCACCTTGTAATATGTGTCTAGTAGCTGTATTACTATTTGCAGCTGCTAACTTCTGTACACCGACTAAAGCCTTTGGATCTGGTGTAGCCGCATCTCTAGCCTCGTTCAACCCGGTAGTATCTCTAATCATTTGCAAGTAATAATTGTATGTACCAATTAAACTTTGCATTTTAGCACCACCACCTGACTGTATTTCTTGAATAGGTATTTTACCTGGATTAGGAGCACCATCTATTGTTTGCGATCTACCAATTATACTACCAGTTTGGAAGAACATGTTTAAGGCTTCTTGTGGATTATAGTTTGTTCCGTTACCTAAATCTATCTCTGCCAAACCATCAGCATCTAAATAAATACCATCAGGTATCATACGTGACATTACTTGCTGTAGTTTCAAGTGTGTTAGCTGTATCATATCTGCAAACCCAGTTATTCTACTAACTAAACTTTCTATTCTACCCTCATACATACGTGGCGCACATATAGAGTAATTCATTGTTACTTTAGTAAAATCACTTTTAGGACGCATCATGTTTTTAGCCTTACTCCATTTAAGTAATTTACCAGTGCCTAATATTAACACACCCTCGTATAAACACTCTATCTTTCTACCTAGTCTTTCAAACGCTAAATTCTCACCTACGGGTGGGTTAAAGCTATCGTCTTTTTCTATAAGTTTTTGTAGCCCAACAGATGTTTCTTTTAACTTGTACACTTCGTGATTGAAAGTTTTATAGTTAAAGTACAATACGTCTATTTTATTTTTATCTTCTTCATTATAAGCTCTACGGTTACTGTATCTATAGTTATGCTTATAATTATTTTCTGTTATTTCTTTTAACTCTTCGTTAGATATATTTGGAAATTGTTTTATCAATTCGTTTACAGGGACTGACTTTACTTCTCCAACATAATACAAATCATCAAAATAAGGTGATTCAGTATAAGAGTATACTAGATTAGCTGGATCAACGTAATCAACCGTAACACCTTCAGAAGTATTAAAAGAAGTTTTACAAGCACCAATACCTAAAACAGTTAAATCATATATTAATCTTCTTCTAGTTAAATCATATTTGTTACCGTCTAACAAAGTGTTTATAGCTTGTTCTTCAGCTATCTCAACAGACTGCTTATAATTTAAAGACATATGTAAGTCTAATTCTTCTTGAGTCTCTGGAACATCTTCACCCTTGTTTTGTGTAAAGTCCATGTTCATTAAGTTTTGAGCCATTTTATCAAACTCTTTAGCTCTCATGTCTTTTAAAACTCCCTCCATATAAGCAGTTCTTTTTTCTACTCCGTATGGATCTTGAGAATATGCTTTTATAGAGTATTGTCTTTCAGATATACCGTTTACAACAATATCTACAAATTTAGGTATAATTGGAACTGGTTTCCAGTCTAGGTTTAAATAGCTTAAGTCACCATTTATTGATAACTCATCTTTGTATTTTTGTATTGATTGTTCTCCTCTAGCGTATAGTCTTAGTCTGTGGAAATTATTTATATGGTTAGAATATCTATTCCTACCGTTTCTTTCACCATCAAACCACTCGGCCTCAATAGCTCTAGCTACTTTTAGACCGTACTCCTGCGATGATTTTTCTATATCGCTAACTACTTGGCTTGGAAAATTATAGTTACCTCTCATATTATTCTTTAATTAATTTGGACATACCGCCTGTATTAGAATATCTAGCAATATTTATGTTTAATTTTGGTTTTTCTATTATTGCGTTTGGAGCATACAAATGTCTATTACAGGCCATAACAGCTAATCCACTACTTATTGTTGCGTCAAACTTTGTTCTTTTGTTTATATCAAATCTAGCCCAATCATTTAGTGTGTTATTAAAATACATGTTACCGTAATTACCATCGCCTAAATGACCCACGTGCTGTTGTATATACATCTCTATAGCGGCAGCATGAGCTTGTTTTATATCTTCACTTGAGTTTGGTATACCGCCTATCTCTCTTTCTGTTACCGATAGTTTGTTCCAAACCTTGTCAGGTCTATTCATACTATAACCTCTATAACCTCTACGTCTTAAATAGTACAACAACCTTGGTTTATTATTTTCTGCTAGTAATGGCATACCATAAAATACTAGCGACATTAACACATCTTCAAAAAATATTTCAGCTGTTTGTGGTCTAGCTATATACTCTAAAAAAAACTGATTAGGTGGAGCGTCTTCCATGCTAAACTTAGTTAACCCGTGCAAAGCACCATTAGAACCTCTACCGTCTACTGTTCCTGATATATCATAACTGTCACAACCGAAAGCACCCATGTGTTCGTTTGCTGGATATTTAATACCACCTTTGACTATTATTTTATTTTGCAGGTGTTGTGGTGGTGTCCAGCTAATTTTAAATCTACCCTGTGGGTCTGGATAAAATATAACCTGTGTGTCTTTAATACCGTTTACCCATTGAAAGTTACCGGTATTTACAACAGAGGAGCTACCTATACCCTCGTTATAATCTATTTGTTCGTATAACTTAACTAGGTTAAATATACTATTTTTTGTTTCATCTCTAAACGCGTGTTCTTCAGTTCGCGGAAACTGTCTGTAAAACTCATTTAAAGCATCTGGATCTCCTTTTAAACCCTCTGCTTCGTTGTTCCAGTGCTCTATTATTCCTATATCTATTAGTTCACCATCTGGTCCGAGGACATCATCGTTTGGGTTATTAAATACTGGACTTCCGTATTCATCAATAAATCCTTCATAGTTCCACTCCATTGGAATAAAAAGAGAATATAAACCAGATTTTGTCTGTCCATTTCTATTTCGCTTGGTAACGTCAGAATCATTATATAGTTTTTTAAAATTATCTCCACCTTTGTCTAAAGCGTTTGATGTTGAACCCATCATGCACTTACCAACTATTTTAGCACCTAACCTTAAACAAGTTTTAGTAACTCTCCAATTGTTTAATATATTATCTGGTCTTTCCCACTTACCACTTTCATCGTGAACTAATAAATTAAGTTTTTCTCCATCATAACTATTGTCACCAGTATTTTTCCAATCTATAGTTGTGTCTAACCCTTTAATATCTTCAAGCTGTTCGTTTGTTGTAATCTTCTTTCTTGTAAACTT